TGTACACCAGCCAATCCGCCGAGTCCTGCCTTCCTGTAGGGGGCTAGGTCTCCTCGCATTCGGTTGTACATAGCTGTTTGTGCTTCTGTTGCTCGACGAGAAGCTCCAGCAGCAGTGCGGGATGCTGACTGACTACCTAGAAACCCAACGACTGCTGATCCTGCTATTGCTGCCCCTATGAAAGACATGTGATGTCCTCCTCAAGTAAGGATTGGTTTTGTACACTTAAAATGATCATGTCTTCTAGTATCTCCACATCTTGAATATTCGTTGGATTAGGGTGTATGGTTGTCCATACCATGTCAGTATGAGCTACAAAAGCTCGTTTTGTTCCGGGGGAGGAGATGAAGGAGTAAGGGGCTTTAATTAAAGACTTCCCTTCTTCAGTAACTAGTGTGACTTCTCCACTCGACATAATATTAAAATGAGCATGCCTATGTATTTTTCCGGTCAAGATAGCCCCTGCCGGAACTCTCATCTCCCTTGAATAGACTCCGGGAGAGAAATGGTGTATAACTTCAATATCTATTTGATCTTGTTCCATCATCTCTTTTTCTAGGATTAAGATTTTTTGTATATGAGAAATCCGCACATCCGCATTAACCTGTGTTGACTGTCGGTAATCCACTATTAATTCTTTATCCACGTATTGCTGTAATCCTGTATTCCCCAGCCGCAGGTGTCAATGCCCCTGCTGTTGCATTTATAAATGTTATTGAGATCTCATCTTTAGCCGAAGCCCTCGCCCCGACAATACCTATCCCCGTAGTTATTGAGGGAGGGTTAATAATTATAGTATCATTACTATTAATCCCTGACAGAGTAAAAGATTCCTCTACAGTTATATTAGCTGCTACAGATGCAGGAGTTAGTGATGTCTCGTAGTACTGAAAGGCCAACTCTATATCGCTGTACCACCGAGCATTCGGACCTTCTGGTGGGACTCTTGGTATAATCCTGTGACTCATTAGGTTTCTCTACTCGATTCTTTAGCTTGAATATAACCAGCTATTAATGTGGGCAGGCATTCATCTGTAATGATAATCTCATATACTCTATCCCTACTACTACCTAGCCTCTTCCAACGAAGTCTTTTCTTGTACTCACCTACCTTCCCGAGAGGCTTCCAATACTCTTGACTCCACGTGTGTCCATAGTCATCAGACCAACGGAGCATGACCTGCGCATCATTAGCACCTCCAACCCCATATTCAAATTCTAACTCCATTAGGTTGTGGAACAGGGAAGCTTTATCTGAATAAAAATGAGAAGTTCTACGAACTCTTTCTACAATATTTCCATTCTCTTTCTTGGTAGTAGTGTCTAATTTATATAGACTTCCTGTTAAATAATCTCCCATGTAATGAGAATTATTAAAGAGGGTGTGTGTAGCATACCGGGATCTCCCCAACTGCCAGCTTCTCCACTCAAACCATACCTGCTCTGTGGCATCATAAACCCATGTGATCATTTCAGAAGGGAATGTAAGGATATACCATGTGTGACCCTTCCATTGCATAGTGAATGAACTGGCATCAGAGATGGTGTCATAACTTGCGATAGCACTATTGAGTGCTGGAGAGGATATGACTTTAGGGACAAATCCCGTAGCCTGTACAACAAGGCCTTGACCGTGTTCATTCTTAGATAACCACATCAGGCTCTGATCCACTCTACTAACGCTATCCCTCGCTGAACAACCCCATTCGCTATACCCAGAACTAACGGGAGTGAACACAGGGTCACCACCTGAGTTATACCAGATCTCTGTAGAGGTTTCACCGAACAGCCATATCTCTCTAGCATTCTTTTCAATAGCTATGAGTTTATCTTCATCCCGCTCTGCTGTAGCAAAGGAAGTGCCTGTCCAGCTAGTTCCATCACGTAGGTCAGACCAGAAGAAACTCCCGTCTATTCCAAGCCCTTGAGTTTTCAATGGGTCATTAACAATAAAGTACCCTTCTGCAAAGACTACTTGATCTGCTCCTAAGGGGAACTCATCATCTTGAATTTCATCACCAACAGGAGTGGTATTAACGATAGTTTTTAATGTAGTTCCATCCCAGATATATCCAGCAGTCCCATCAACGATGAATAGTTCAGTAGCACTAGCAGCCATAGATACACTAGACCCAGAGGTATTAAGAGTCCCTTTACTAATTGCATTTCCTGATGTATCAACTTGATAAAAGTCTTGACCAGATACAACATATAAATACCCTCCAAATTCAATAGACCCACGGATAGGGCCAGTACCTGCTGTAGTGAACAATGTTGATCCGGGGGTGGGGTAGAGAGCTGCTTTGTTCCTGCCTGCTGGAGTCTTCTCTAAGTACCAGTTAACAGTACGTTGACTATCTACATTGATAGAGTCTGCAGTATTGAATGAACCTATAACTGGAAGTTTCATTTAGTGGCCTATGGCAAACCAAGTGACATCAACAGTACTGTCTGCTCCAGCAGTTGTTTTCTTATAGACCGTCATAGTTGTAGTTGTATATCCACCTGTAGAGGTGATCCTAGTTATATCGTTCTGAACCCCAGCAAAAGCAACTAAACAAGCTGTAGGAAATTCTTTTGGGAAAGTAATGGTAGCTGGACTAGCTGCTGTATCATCCCCCCACTGGAGTAACAAGCCTCCGGGTAGATCCATGTAACCATCAACAGACAGGTCTTTACTAGATGCCAGTCCTTCTGAAGTTACGAATCTATTATTGTCTGTACCAGCTATAGCTATAGCACCTGTTGCTGGTAAAGAGGAGCTAATAACAACCCAATCACCAGAAGCATACTCGAGCAGTGTTATAACATCACCCGCTATAGTGAGTAGATCCTCACCTCCGGGGAGTATCAAATTAGTTGCATGGTGGGTCAGTAAGGTAACACCATCAAACTGGAGAGTCTTCTTAGCTCCTACACGTACAGTGTTAAGGGAAGTCACATTGATTGATATGGCTCCACCAGAAGTATACGTGTCATCAGGTGTGATAACACCTCCAGATGTGTACGCACCATACCCAGTACCATTTATACCACTAAGCTCAAATGTGTTATTAGTTTTATTAGCAACAGTATAGCTGTTACCATTAAGATCAGTCATGCCCCCCACACTGGCAATGTTTATGGTGTCTGAGTTAGACATTCCATGAGAAGCAGAGGTTATAACAACCGGATTAGCTTGTGTAGCTCCAGTAATAGTTAGTGTTAAATCTATGCCACTGAGCTCGAAGGTGTTAGTTGTCTGGTTAGCAACTGTGTAGGTATTACCGTTTACTAGGGTTAGTCCACCTACACCAGAGAGAGTAATTATTTCTCCATTAGTAAGCCCATGAGAAGCTGCAGTTACAACTGGAGGATTGGTTCCAGAAATATCTGTGATAGCCGCAGCAAGTGCTGTTACATCATGATAATCTCCAGTGATATCTACTGGTAATGCTAGGGCAGCGATTATATCCGCCCCTATAACTGGAGCAATAATAGCTGGAGTGTATACTTCTATATTATCATAGCGAGTAGTTCCAGCGCTAGTTGATCCATTAATATGTACCTTGGCGAACAATCCATCACTAGGTGGGGTAACGAACTTAAGGATCTCTTCCCAAGAAGTCGGTACAGTTGTTGAGTCACTATAGACTGTAGTGGATGTTGTTACACCAGAGGCAGTCCCACTAGAATCTTGGAACCAATAAATATCAATAGTTTGTCCTACAGTAACAGCAGAGGATTTTATAGAGAATCTAACCCCGAGCTCAGTACTCTCTGAAACTGCAAAATAGCCAGACTCGGAATACCCAGCACCACTAGCACCACCAACAAATTCTAAGCAACTTCCCCCATGGAAAGTATCTGCTTTATCTATCTGTATAGTAGAAGCCCCTGTTATGGAGAGAGTCCATCCAGTTGGGGTACCATTATCCCCTGAGTTACTCTCAAAAGAACCATTAGGGACTAAGTTAGAAAGACCCTCTGTGTCAGTAACGGATGCTGCAGTACCTATATTGTCTGTAGAAGATATGAGAACATCAGAGCTATCGTTAATAACAATCTTATATAGTCCATCATCTCTCAGCCATACCTGTGCCTCACCGTTGCTATCTGCAATAACAGGATTAGCATTAGCTGTAGATAAAGATTGATCTGAATAAGTTGCCTTGTCCGTAGATGTCCCAGCTTCATACGTATATATCTTTGCTCCTGAAGCCACCTGTGTAGAGGTCAACTGGAAGACTTTCATCTTAGGATAGTGTAGATTAATAGCAGCCATTATCTGTGGTACCTGTCAGGGGTGAAATATATAGAGCCGGACTCTTGATCCCACTCTGTTAATTTGTCTTTCATTGGTTTAAACATAAAGTATAACTGTCTTTGATCCTCAATAGGGAGTCCATAGATTGGAGCTAATCTAATAGCTAATCCAAACTTGATAGTCTCAAACCATTCAGAGGGAAACTCGAAGTCATCTGTAGCAGCGTCCATATCATCTATGGGCTTCTGGTACAATACCTCTAGGGTATACTCTGAGACCTCCGTAGAGGACGGTGCAGGCCATCTGAGACCTCCGTAGAGGACGGTGCAGGCCACAAGTGGAGGTTACCGTTAGTGAGCTGAGGGTCATAGTAATAGCTCACAGGAACGCCTGTGGTGAGCTTAGGGGTCTGTTCCTGATATTCATCCTGTGTGAGCTTGAATACCTCCACCTCGTTAGCGGGGCTTGAGGAGTCTTTCCTCATCACTTTAAGGATCTTCAGGGGTCTCCCTGTGACTGTAGCGCCACCGGGGCCGAGGGCATATGAGGATGTATCAGCGATTAGGGTGATTGAGAGACTTCGTCTAAGCCAGAGCTGTAATCCATCAGTCTGCCAAGTCTTAAGCATCATGTTCAATGAGCGTGTGGCTGACTGGAGTTCTGAGTTAGTTATAGATTCATCAGGAGCCTTGGCACCAATGAGTTCTAAACTATCTTTTATTAATTGATCTCTATTTACAGAGAAATCTGTGCTACCTGAGACTGCCATATTCTATTACCCTGAATTAGAAGATATTAAAGTTTATTATTGTGGAGGGAGACATACTGCTGCTCCTCCTGTTCCTGATGTTCCACACACTAAGTCTAGCGTATGCTGGTGATCTTGAGTCATA